AACTTTATTTTCAGGCATTTTTACAACCTCTCTTCATAAATTTTTTGGAATAGCTGTTCTGATTCAATGTAAGATTCTGTTGTATCAAAGGGAATTTCATTTTCATTCAAAACCGCTTCAAGAATAGCTTCAGCTTCTAAATCTTTTCTATCCGTGTACAACTCAATTTGTAAATTTTGAAACTGTTTATAGGTCACATTGTCGGCAGAAAAGTTTGAAGAATAAAGCACTAAATAAGTTATAAAAGGCGGTGTTGGCAGCGGCTCATTATCTGATTCAATAAAATGAGAATAAGCAACCGGAAAACCGGTTGCTTGCAGGATTAAATTAAGTTCTGAAAGTGTCATTGTCTTAAAGCCCTTTCCACTCTATCAAGAAAATCTGCAACATTCTTTTCTTCAATCGGCGCAATGTGCGGATAAGCCGGCACCCTTCCGCCGCCCCTTTTAGCGTGTCCATGTTCCAAAAGGTGTGTTAATTGATAATCTGTTGCATTGTGGACAATGTATTTTTTGCCCTTCCTTTTTAAGCGCCAACCTTTTCGATAATCGTTTGTTCTATCTTTGTAAGGTCCAAGCCCTTTTGTTTTTAATTCTTTCAAAATTTGTTGGGCAACTTCTTTTTTGTCTGTTTCAATCTGTTCTGAAACTCCTGAAACATAACCTTGCAGCACTCTTTGAATTTCTTCTGCTAAATTATCAGGTGTTGTCACCGCTTTTCACCTCACAATATAATTCCGTGAAGCCATCTATTCGGCGAAAAGTTTTATAAATGCTGAAGCGCTTATTGTTATATTCAAGGTGCTGTTCATCATTGTAAGAATCAGAATCACAAACAAGCATCATAACAGGTTTATGTCCAAGCTGTCCGGCTGTTGAAAATTCAGCCCTTGTGATTGAAAGCCGGCTGCAAAAAATCATTGCTTGCTTTTCACTTTTGATTGCTTGATTTAAATCATCTTTTGTTGTTGTGATTGAAATCAAATAAGCAACATCATCTAAAGAAATATTTTGCGGATTGCCTATACTTGCCTTATATGAGAAGGTCATTTTGTTTTGCAATCCTTTCTTCAATGATTCGGTTTCTTAAACGGTGTTGAATGTTATTTGCAAGCGGCACATCTTGTTGGCGGTTTCTATAACACCAAGCAGCATAATCAGATAAAAGCATTTGGTCCGCTGTATTTTTCAAATCAAGTGTGATTCCTCTTTTTTCAATCTCAATTTGGCTGCCCTGAATCAAAGGAATCAAAAAGGCATCACGCAAATTATGCGTAATGCCCAAATCAATTTTTAACAAATTTAAAACAGTGTCCAATTATTGATTTTCCTTTTTTGCTCTTGCTCTTGCTGCTTTTGATTCGGCAGCAGCTTGGGCAGCAGCTTGGGCAGCTTGTGCTTGCTGTTCCGGTTCAATATGTGTTGTGCTTGCTTGGTGTGCTGCTCCCATTGCATTTGTTTCATTTGCAACATTCATGCTTTTAGCAAATTCGCTTTTGCCTTGGTTATACATTTGCGCCGCTCCTGCTTCATAGCCGCTTTGATTCATTGCATCTTCAAGATGTGCTTGGCTGCTTTGCACATTTACTTGGCGAACTGAAGCGCCTGTTGCTTGGTTCATTTGTTGGCTTGAAGCTGCTGATTGTGCTTGTTGTGCTACTTGTCCGGCTTGAACAGCTTCCGTGTTATTTGCATGATGTTCTTGAATACCTGTTTGTGTTGCATTAGCTGAATGATAAGCTTCAGCAGCTTGGGCAGCTTTAAGAGAAACAACTTTCCCATTGACAACCGTTTTAGGCTCAACCGCTTTTGCAGCTTCTTGATGTGCTTTTGCAAGTTCTTCTGATTTTTGCGTATTAGCTTGTGAAGCGTTTTGTTGTTCATTTGTCATTTTCAGAACCTCCATTATTTTTTAATTCGTTCTAACTTGTACCCATTTATTATTAACGGTTCCTGAACTGCTAACCGCCCATAAATAATATTGGTATCAACTAGCATATATTTTCTTGCTCTTGCAATTGAAGGAATTTTAATTTCTTCACCGGTGCTTAAATCGGTCAACAAACATTCAATTGCTTGTGCCATTTTTTTTATTATAGTGCCGGTGTGATAGTAACCAAAGCAAAAGCTTCTGCCTTTGTTGGCTTTCCATCAAAGCGCCCTTTTCCACGGAATGCCATTTGGTCCTCAACAAATCGAATTTGGTCTGAAGAATCAACAGCAATATTTTCACGCTCAACAAGTGTATACATTTGGAAATCACCATATAAAACTTCATCTTCTGCCATGCTGTTATTAAATACAACACGGATTCCTAAAATATCCGGTCTTGTTAGGTTTGGTAATCTGCCAACTACATTGCCGTTACCATCAACATTGATAGAAAACTCCAAGAAATAGTTGTAATACGTTGAACGCTTCATTACTGCTACAATTTCACCAACAGAATCAAGTCCGGTGTCAATTAATCCAATAGGCTTGACAAAATCAACAAGCGGTGAACCATCTGCAACCGTTACTTGATTGCCGGCAGGAATTGTTGGAATGATTCCTGTTGGTTGTTTGCCTGCTGCTCCTGTTCCGTTAAGAATAGCAATATCAAGTGCAAGTGCAATTGCTCTTGCAATTTTTTGTGAAATATAAGTATCAAGATTGATAACAGAATCTTGTAATAAGTAATTGTCAACAAAAGTAACCTTTCCAACCTTGAAGCCGTCAAAGTCAATTGTTGCAAGTGTTCCAACATCGCCAACCGGTAAAGCAGCATTTTGTTCAACCCAAGAAGCCGGTGTTGTGTCGGTGTCAATTATGATTCGTGCTGTTCCTTTGATACGAATTTTGTCAACTAAAGGATAAAGTGTTGAATAATCACCCAAGATTTCCATGATACGATTTACAACAACTTCAGGAATTGTTAATTCGCCGCCTGTTACTGCTCGTAAATTTTTAAACTGCTCATAGAAATCAATTACATCTTGGCGCTTGTAGTATTCGCCATTCTTTAATAATTCTCTAACTTCAAGGCGGTTAATATCTTTCATTGTTTTGGCTCCTTTTTCTCTTGTCTGAATTTCTTTTGCTGCTTTGCTTGCACGTTCATTTACATCTTCAAGTTCTGTTTCAAGGTCTGCAATTTCTTGTTCAACAGTTTTCTTTTCATTGTCTAAATCTGTTTGCTCTTTTTCAATATCTTGAATTTCAGTTTCAAGCAAATTCAAATCTTCTTCATTTGCAGCTTCAGCCAAAGCAGCCTGTGCATTTTCGCTGCGCTTTAAAATATCAGCAGCTTTTGTTTCAAGTTCCTTCAGCTTTTGGCGCTTAAGTTCTAAAGCCTTTTGAATCTTCAATTGCTTTAACATGTTTTAAATCTCTCCAATCGTTTTGAAAGTTCTTGTTTTTTGGTGTCAAGCTTTCTTTGTTGAAGCTGCTCAACTTGTTTTGCTCTTGCTTGAACTGAAGTATTTTCGTATGCAGGAAAAGTGACAACAGAAATTTCGTGCAAATCAATCTGATTGATTCGCCATCTATAACCGCCGCTTGCAAGTTCCTCTAAATCTTCAGCCAATATATTAAAACCAAAGCTTGCTTGGTCCACATCTCCACGCTGCACTAATTCATATAAATCAGCAGCATATTGGGTTTTAGGCATTCTAACTGTTGCATAAAGTCCTTTATCATCAAGCTTCATTTCTAGTGTTCCGCTTTTGTTCCTGCCTAAAACAAATTGTGTGTTATGATTCCAAAGCGCTCTGATATCATTATTTAAAGTATTGTCAAAGGCTCCCTTAGTAATGATTTCATAAATACCATCCATTAATTCAGTTTCTTGTTCATATAAAGCAAAATAGCCTTCTATGACAAAATCATTAGTGTTTTCGGCTTGCCTAGTTACTTCAAATTTTGTTCTGAAATCACGCTTGGCTTCCGCTGTTCGGTTGTGCATTGTTGGTATCACCTCCTTCATTATTCGGCGGCGGTGTATTGTCCGCCGGTGCCGGATTGTTTAGTTTGTTTTGATTGCCCACTTGGTCAAGCGGAATATAATTTTCTAAAACAACAAATTCATCTAGCCCTTCAACCGGTGAAAGGTCAAAATAATTCCTTCCTTCATTCCGGTTCACCATGCCTGCATTCACCATTTCTTTCACATGTGTTGTTAGTTCTGCAAGGTCATATTGATAAAGTGTTTTAGGATTAAATTTGAAATACCAATCAGGGGCATAAGTGATTTTTTTACTTAATTCTTGTTCAATCACTTTTGCTATTGGCATTATCACGCTGCTGATAAAGTTGTTATATTCATCCTTGCTGAAGGTCCCAACTCCTAACATATAAGCCGGAACACCAAAGGCAGCAGCAACCGCTTTTTTGTCAAGCTGCAAACCGTCTTGAATTGCTAAATCTTGAAGGCTTAAAGGTTTCACTTCTGTTACATCAATTTCACTTGCCGGAACAATCCACGGTTCACCGGCTTCAGTATCACCAACATAAGAATTTAGGATTTTTTCACGTTCTTCTTTTATCTGCATTCCTTCTGCATCAGATTCGACTTTGATAATTAAAGAAGGTCTCCATTTACTTTGTAAAAATCCTGTCTTGGTTGCATTGGCTTGAACAATATTTGCAATTGCATCTTTGACAACCGGAATAAAGCCCACACCTTTAAAACAAAATTCATCATCAGGAATTAAAACAAAATGAAGCACTTCATCAGGGTTGAAGGTCTGAAGCTTATATTGAATTTCATAAGTTTCATCGTCACCCCTAAAAGAACACTGTCTTGCTTCCCAAATAATTAGATTGTCAAGCAGCCCATTTTTAACAACCGGCAAAACAACACTGTTGCCGTTGGTTATCATATCGCTGACAATCCTATAAATAAAATTCTTCCTTATCATATGGTGATTAGGATAAACATCTATTTTCTTTGAAAGTGCATTTTTTAAACGCTTATCACCGGTTTCACCGTTTTGCATCAACATTATTGTCATGCTGCTGACCAAATCGGCAATTTTGTGAATACATTTTCTTACTTCTTCATTTTTTGTTACCGGTGTGAATCCGGCAGGCAAAATAATTTCATCGTTTCCGGTTCCTGAAAGCCAAACTTGCACAGGGTCATATTGGCGCTTTTTAAGCAGCCGTGATTTCTTTGAGAATAAGCCCACGCTTTCACCTCCTTACAACCAAGTGTTTAGCTTGGTCTTTTTATCTCTTGCAATAATCGCTTGTTTCACGGCAACAACCGTTGCATCGAATAAGTCAATCCGGAAGTTGTCACCAACTTTTTCAAAGCGAACACGTTCTTCAGCATCTTCATTTGCTTTGACATTGGAAATACAATATTCAAAAGCTTTTGATTGCATATAGGTGAACTGCTTTGCTTTTATTTTGCGCTCTATCTCCCTGAAAGCTTCAGATTTCTTCCAAAACTGCTGCCCTGCTTCTTCCATTTTGAATTTCTGCCGCTCCATGCTCCGAACAAAATCACGGCTGTTATATTTATCAAAAGCAACAGCTTTTATTTTGAATCCCATTTCTTTCATTCGCTTAAACCATTTCACTACTTCTTCATAGTCCACAAGTTCGCTGTTGGTCATGGTCAACCAACCTTGTTCTTCCCACCAAAAGAACGGAATATTATCTTCTTCCGCTTTTGCTTTTGCTTGTGTTACCGGAATGAAGCCGTGTGTGATTGATATATCAATTTCTTCATAGCGCCCATAAATACAAGCGCCGGTCAAGTCAAACATTTTGGATAAATCGGCACCGCCAAACCATTGAACCGGCAGCTTTGCCAATGCTTCCAGTGTTACCGGCTGCCCAAGTTTTGCTTCAAGGTCCTTGTGTGCTGCTTCATCACTTATTTGAACTTTAGCCATGTTGAAATAACTGCTCATTGTGTTGGTGTAAATGTTCAATGATTTATTTAAAAATTCATCACGGGCTGAAGGGTCATTTTGTGCCTGCATTGCATCTGCCATAATATCAGCAGCACGAATTGTGACATTGTAATTTGGATTCGCTTTTTCATGTTCAATTGGATTCGTGTAATCATCCGGATTGTCTGCTTTTGTTATGAAAATAAAATACTGTTCATCTTCAACTTCTTTGTTCAAAACCTTTTGGCAATAATTTAACCGCTGATAACAAAAGCTGTTCATATTGCTGCCGGCTGTTGTGATTCCAATCAGCAGCTTGTTCACATAAGCTTTTTGGGCTTGTTTGTAAACAAAGTATTCATTGGCATTTTTATAAGCGTGTATTTCATCCAAGATGAAAATATTTGCATTCAATCCGTCTGCCTTTTTTGCATCTGAAGCTAAAGCTTGAATTTTCATTGCTCCGGTTTTTCTTCCATCAGCATCATAAAAGCTTCTGTTAATTGAATGTTCACTGTTGTTGTCAAGCACTCTGAAGTTTGCCTTTTCGCCCATCATTTCAAGATTTTCAAGAATGTTGTTGAATCCTTCAAGCGCCCTGTCAAGTTTGGTTGCCACAATATACAACACGCTGAAATAGTTTCTTTCCAAAAGTGAAAGCGCCCAAGCCAAAGCTGAAGCAAAAAATGTTTTGCTGTTCTTTCTTGGCAGGAAAATGAAAGCTTCTTTATATTTTCTTTCATTAGTTCCTTTCAAATAAATAGCAGCGACATTGTAAACAATGAACCGCTGCCAATCTTCAAGAATATATGGTTGTCCTTTTGCTGTTCCTTTAATATGAACAAAGGTTTTTTCAATAATGCCAATACAAAATTCTGCATCCTTTGCCCTTAGTTCATAGCGTTCATCTTCTAAATCATCAAGAAATCGTTGGGCTGCTTGAATTAATTCTTTGCAAGCAACCTTGCTGCCATCAACAACAGCTTTTGCATAGCTTTTAACTGTTTCAAGATTTTTAAATTCCAAAGTTATTCAGCGCCATTTCAAGCTTTGATTGCTTCTTTTTAGGTTCACCGGCTTTTTCTTTAATCTTTTTCAATCCTGCCGGTGTCAATCCTAAAGCGTTGCTATATTGAAGAATATCTTTTCTTAAAGATTCCATTGAAGCAACCAAAGGATTTCTTTTTTTGTTGTCACTGTATCCGGTATTTTCAACAACAGTGAACTTGGATTTTTTAAAATCCCTTTCAAGCTGCTGATATTGTTCAACAAGCCCTGCATATATCGAAATTGCTACATCAAATTCACTTTGATAAACTCCAAGCGCCTGCATGTTCTGTTTTGTTTCAATTTCAAGTTTAGTTGCCAAAAGCTTCACCGCCCTTCAAAAATTTTTCTGAAAAATCGCCGCTTGGTTGGAAATCCC